TTTATAGAATGTTTACTAACAATATAACAATGGTGTTATGATATATACGGTAGATGATTTTATAGAAAAGGATTTGTTTAATATAGCATTAGATTATTTAAACAAAGGAAAGTTTTTAACAAAGACAGTAGGAGAAAAAAATTTTTATGTACAACCATCTATTGAAAGTTTTGATAACTATGTTTTACAAAAGCTTGCTTATTTAGAAGGAAAAGAATTAGAAAACATATTAAGTTTTTTTAGAGTTTCTACAGATGAACTAGATAACACATGGAGAATACATTCAGATCTTAATATACAAGGACAACGTCCCGATAGAGCTATAGTTTTATATATGTCACCTAGAGAGTTAGAACAATTACATGGCACCGCTTTTTGGGAACATCAAATATATGGAAAAGAATTACCTAAAGATGTTACAGATGAAACCTATAATAAAATGATAAGGGTAGATTCTGAAGACTTAGATAAATGGAGATTAGTTTCTGTTTCAGGATACGAACAAAATAGATTAATATCTTATCCAGCTAATTATTTTCACAGTAAATATCCAAATAAATCGTGGCCTGAAGGAAGGCAAATATATGTAATGTTTTATAAATTTAAAAATTAAATCATGGGAGTACAAAAAAACATCGGAATCCTCAAAGCAAAGGTAGAGGCTTTGACAACAAACTTACAAACTTTAATCTTAGAAGAAAAACAAACTAGAGATATGATACTGGGTGTGTTACAGATTATAAAGCATATGCCAGGCCATAAGGAGGCATTAGAAGAAATAAAAAAACTTTACCCAAAAAAAGATGAAGATAAGGGAGATAAAGCTTAGTATAATAGAGGCAGGTGAGAAAGCTGTAAAGCAATTAGTTAAAGTAGCTAAAGAAGATATTATCAAGTACGATAAAGATGATGAGTTAGCTGCCGATAGATTAAAGAACGCAGCGGCTACAAAAAAACTTGCTATCTTTGATGCGTTTGAAATACTTAAACGAATCGAAGAAGAAAGAGCTATGTTAGATGGTAACGTAGCAGAAAAGAAAACGAACACCCCAAAAGGATTTGCAGAAAGAAACTCAAAATAGTTTATATAGGATTGTAGAGAACTATATCCCTAAGCAGGTATTAAGTACAAAGAACCGAGCTAGAACTTGGTTGTATGGTTACAATGAAAAATACGATGTAGTAATTATATCTAAGACAGGACAGATAGAAACTGTTATTGAGGTTAATGGTTTAAATATTGCTTTACCAAAACCTCCTAAACAAATTTATAGAAGATCACAAAAAAAAGAAGATCAGTATTGGGAGGCGATAGAAATTTCAAAAGAACTACATCGTATTAAATCTATATTCCAGTGGCACGAAACGCCTGATGTTTTTAAAAGCAAATGGGTAGATTATATAGAGGAAGAGTTTGATAGGAGAGAGCAAGGTTTTTGGTTTATGAATAATGGTAACCCTACCTACATTACAGGTACACACTATATGTACTTACAGTGGACAAAGATTGATGTAGGTCACCCAGACTTTAGAGAAGCTAATAGAATATTTTATATTTTTTGGGAAGCATGTAAGGCAGATAAAAGAAGTTTTGGTATGTGTTATTTAAAAATAAGACGTTCAGGATTTTCTTTTATGAGTT